AGTTGAAGAAGTGGAATTTGACCATAGTCACATTGCTGGTGGTATCTCTAAGATCAACACAGCAGATAACGTGTTTGGTATCTTTACCAGCCGTGCAATGAAGGAACGTGGACGTTATCAAATTCAGTGTATGAAGTCGCGTAGTAGTACCGGAGTTGGACAAAAGATTGATCTTGAATACAACATCGAGACCATGCGTATTACAGATCCCGGACTAGACAGTAACGATTCGGGCTTTGGTCCGCCCAAGGCCTTGAACATCATGGATCAAATTAAAGGCAACAACTCTGAGGCGCCAAAATTTGAACGTGCTACAGGAACTCCAGTATGGGAACAACCCAGCGCCGGCGGCGAAGTGCAGAGCAACAAACTCAAGAGCATGTTGGCCGGACTGAAGTCTAAAGCAGAATGAATTTAATCTGTTTCCCGCACTACACTTGCGGTGGATTACTCTGTGACATAATGGAGAATACTTTTTCCAATTTAGGGAGTAATGGCGGTATCGCATCGTTTAATCATAATATTGGCAAGATTGGCGATTCCGACACCGAATTAACCGAGTACGACGTTGACTTATTTTATAAAAAAATACATAACTGCAATGCCAATTGGGTAGGTACACATTGTCATCCGCATTTGTTAGATTGCTCAAAATTTGATAAGATAATTGTGGTAACGACTACAACATTTAAAAGTAAAATTTACAGATGGATTCGTGCGTACCATCATTATTTTTATAATTCTATTCCATGGACCAGTGTCGCGGGGCAAGACAGGATCGATAAAGAAAGAGAAACAGCCAAAAATTATATTGGGTCATTCCTTCCGGCTTATTCCAGCAATATAACAAACATCGAATTTTCTGAAATTGTGGAAACAAGTTGCGAGTTTTATAAACTGGTAGAAGGTCTAGATGTTGCAAAGCATATAGAAAGATGGCAATCAATTAATAATTTTCTATACGATGATAATATTTGGGATTCAATCCCAATCAAAAGGTACTACGAGGCCGAGTACGAAGATGCCTTGAACAAAAGTTATCTGTATGAATAAAATTTATTGTTTTGGTGACGGATTTGCTGCAAACCATATATGGCCCGAATGGCCGGATATAATTTCGGCTCTATATCCAGAGTTTGATTATAAAAATTTTGGTGCAGTTGGTGCCGGTAACGAGTTCATTGTATCTGCAATAATCAAAGCACATACTCAGGATCCATCTGCATTTTTCATTGTGCAATGGGCGTTGCCCAACAGGTTCGATAAACTGTTAGAGGATTCCGCGTGGAATGAAGTCATTGCCCGTGACCCTATATATCATTTCAATACCGTCGACTTGTATAATCAACGCTGGTGGCTCAGCAGTGCCAGTAACGAAGCAGATGTTCAAAAATATCATAATTATTATGTCCAACCTCAACAAAGCCTGCTCAGGACTGATAATTACAAGTATCTAGTAGACAAACTACTACAAAATCAGTCGTTATTCTTTTCAACATCGGACATGGATAGTTACTCTCGTCAATCCAAATTCAATGGTGTTCGTCAAAATGAAATACAACCCTCCCCGTGGATTCATATAAACTATTTAGAAGACATGGTACTTCCAAACATGCCAGTTCAGCCAGAAAAGAATCGCATCATTGAGCTTAAAAATCGTATTCAACAGCATACATGGGTTCCCTATGATCCAGACCGGAAGCAAATCTGGCTAGACATGATCAATTTTTAAAACACCTATTAGGTTTAGACTTTCGCTAAATATAACATAGATTGGGGAAAAACTTGCAGAAGCGCACTCGTAGCATTTTAGAAGAACTCAGCAGCATGAGCGTACAACGAGACCGTAGCAGTCTTATTGAAAGCCGTGCCAACAATGTCATCTCTAGTGCTATTAACCTACTGAACTATATTAAAGAGAACTACGATGCTGACCAGGCTTCCGAGTTAGAGCGTCGTTTGCTGAATAGTATACGTACCCAAGATCCCCAAAAATTTACACGTGGTGTACGGAGACTAGGCCGAAATGAAGATTAACGATATTGAATTGCAAGAAGGTCCAATGAATTGGATCAGATCAAAAATACCATCCAAGGCAGCGGCAGCCGACCCTGTACGTCAAGAGCCCACAATGGATACTCCGACTTCAACCCCAGACTTTTCAGCAAGACTAGGTAACTTTGCTCCCTTACCTGCTGCCAAGGTAACTGGCCCAAATGTCAATGCTGGACCTAACAAAACTGTACAGACAAGTCAAATACCAAATACATACCAACAGTGGCACCAACAAACACAGCAGTATATCCCGCTAAAACCACAGACACAACGCAGGCTATACAATCTCCATCTACTGCAACTAAAACATCATTTGTGCCACGTACAGGTACAGTACCCGCTACCAATACACAGATGCCAAGCAACATGGGCACATATCCGGTTAAGCCCAAGGAACAACCTCCGGCAGCAACACAGCCCACAAATGACACATTGCCACCTGCAGTTGAACCTGAGCCAGAGACACCGCCAACAAGTGATTGGCTTCCACCAACTACACCATTGAATGATAATCCACCCGATATTGAGCCCAACGCTTCTGCAGGAGAGCCAACACCCGAACCGGCTCAAGCTCCCAAAGCAGGTGGCCGCAAACAAGACGGTGTATTTAAACAACTTAGCAATTGGTATAAGGCCAAAAAAGCAGGTAGCACCGCAGGAGCAGTAAGAAACAACAGTATACAGTACCAATTGGAAAAATGGATGGGTGCTGCACAGGGATTAGATCCCGACGATGTTGAGCAATATCGAGACACCATGGCACGTTGGGCAAAAAATAATTTGCCACAGGCCGACGCACAAGTGGTTCAACAGTCAATATCGACAGTTGATCCAAATAAAGAATCGACAATTACTCGAGCCATTGGCGACATCTATAACTCTTACATGAGGAATCGTGCAATTGATCCACATGCCGTAGAAAAGGCCAAACAAATCAGTGACTTCGAAAAAGAACTAACAAAAAGTCGACTACAAAAAGCTCTCACAGTTGATCCGGCAGAAAGAGGCAACCTGTTGTCTAAAGATGCGGCTAGTGCATTAAGTGACCCCAATGTCTTTGGACCAAAAACAACTGCAACACCAAGACCAAGACTGACTCCACGTATGCGAGATTTAATGACTCAACTCAGAACTCCGGCACCAACGGCAGTAGAAGTGCCACAAGGCACCGAGTTAGATTTAGATCAACTAAAGGCACAACGTGCTGCCACGCAGGCACAAGATCAAGAGCCTACAGGATTTGCAAATAGAGGCATCGCCGGCCTAGGTAATGCTGAGCCAGCGGCAACAGCACCAACTACAAGAGTAACCACTGGTGGACACACTCCCGACGAACGTGCAAGATTAGAAAAACGTATCCAACAACTACAACAGCGTCAAGCACAGACTGCACCGGTTGCTGAAAGTCGTGTAGACTTTGGTGCTATGTTATTTGATCGAATGAAGGCAGGCAAATGATCTTAAACGAAGGCGGCAACGTTTTTAAAGATGCAAACAAAGTTCCTGTTACCAAGCGTATTAACAGAAACGATGTACCTACTACAGTTCGATGGCTAGAACAAGTCACTGGCCTGAGCCTAATGGGCACAATGGTAGGCAGTACAGGACAAAAAGAAACATCAGGTGATATTGACCTAGCATTAGATGCTACAAAAATTACCAAAGATGCAGTTATAGGAGTTTTGGTCAAATGGTGTAAAGCACAAGGAATACCTGACGATGAAATAATGAATCGCAAAGCCAAAGGCAAAGACCCTGCACACCTAGATGGCTGGATCGATCAAACAGGTATTGAAGTCCACTTCCGTACGCCTATCAATGGTGACCCCAAGCAAGGCTTTGTGCAGACAGACTTTAATTTTTTATCAAATTTAAAATGGAGTCGGTTCATGTTGGCAGCAATGCCTCCTGAAAGTGCGTACAAAGGTGTTGACCGTGCGGTGTTGTTCAACAGCATTGGTAAGACATTGGGCTTTAAAGTTAATGTCCATACCGGAGTACATGATCGTCAAACCAACGAACTGGTTACCAGCGATCCCGAACAACTAGCAAAGATGTTGGTGCCCAATGGCACAGTACGAGACCTAGTCAGTGTTGAAAGTGTGTTAGGCGCCCTACGCAATGATCCACAACGCAGAGAAAAACTAGCAGACTTTGCTAACTATTTGGCTACTAGTGGACGTGAACTTCCTGCACTTGAAGACAGCGCACGCCCCGAGAATTGGTTCCGCTTTATTAATCAACGGTTAAATCGATGAAATTGTTTGAATTTGTACAGTTCCTAACCGAAGGTGCACGTACACCACACCCTGAAGATTTTATATTTTCAGGAAGCGACAGTGCCATTGATGCCATTAACGGCATTGTTAGTGCTGTAGAACGCCCGCAAACTGTAACAATCAAATGGGACGGATCGCCTGCAGTGGTATTTGGTCGTAGAACCAGCGATGGTGCGTTTACAATGAACTATAAAGAATACATTGGCGCACCCGGTGGGCAAGTTACTACTGCGCAGGAACTACTGGATTTCTATGTCAAGAACGGCAAGAACGTTGATGTAGCACGTAAGCTGGCCAGTGCATTCAATGCCATTGGCAGTATTGTCTCGCCAACATTCCGTGGGTTTGTACAGGGCGACTTGATGTGGACTGAAGCACTAGAGCCCCAGGATGGTAAGTTTGTATTCAAACCTAACCCATATGGGGTAACTTACAAAGTGCCCGTAGACAGCGATGTGGGCAAGAAAATTGCTGGACGTCCGGTAGGCATTGCAGTACACAGCATTGGCACTGATATCGAGAACAACAAAGAAACACCCCTAGTAGGACGACGCAGTATGAATGGTCTAGAGGGGCTTGCACCCAGCACCCAGTATTGTACAGTATTCACAGGCAACATGGGCATTACGTTTCGATTAAAGCGCCCTGTAAAGATAGAAAATGCTGCACGTGCCGCAGTTAAAAAGTTTGCTAGTTTAGGCGGTGATGACTTTTTAAACAGTTTGACCGGAGCCAGCAAGTCCGCACTACAGACCTATTATAACCGTAAAGTTACAGGGCAATCTGTCGACGGCAATTGGCTACAGAGCAAATTGAGTAGACCACAGTTTGCTACGTTTGTGGCCAAAGAAAACAAGCCCATTGTACAGGCATTAGATGCAGTGTATGGCGCAATAACTGCGCTGAAAATGGCAGTACTAGCAGAATTAGAGCCACAAGTTGGCGCGATAGAGCAGTACGTGGGCGATGTGCCCAAGGGCGAGGGATTCAACATCGACACACCCAGTGGCTTTATCAAGCTGGTAAATCGTGGGGTATTTTCGGCGGCAAACTTCGCAGGAAGAGCATAAGTTTTTATAAACGATCATAAATAAATGCATGTAGTCCTAGTGACTCATTATTTTTAAAGGAAAAAGAAAATGGCAGTATTTACACGTATTAACGGTGACGCCGGTGGCGTAATGAACAGCGACCAAGGTCGTACATTTGCTAACGCAACGATCATCAACACAGGTATCGCAGCTCCTTTGGCAGCATACAAGATTACTGGTATCATCCCAACAGGCGGTGGCGCTGGTAACTTGGCAGCTGAATTGACAACTGGTGGTGCAGTTGAAACATTGTTACGCATTATCTCTGGTAATGCTACAGTTTTGGCTTACCAAACAGACAGCAACCAACAGTTGAGCGTTCTAGTTGAGCGTACAGGTTGGTCAAGCGACACAGTGTTGCAAAACGCTATTCGCCAAACTACAGCTGGTGACGGCTCTGGTAACATTGGTGCTACTGGCAACACATGGGTTGGTGCAGCTACAGTTACATCAACTGGTGGTATCAAACTAGCCTAATAGTTCAAACTATTGGAACAAAACCCACTTCGGTGGGTTTTTTCTTGACTAAATATCTGCATGGGCGAGAACATAGACATCTATACTTTATACACACTAGTGGACATTACTCCCACAGGTGTTGTTCGAGGCCCGGACAGTTTGCGTAGGGATCAACAACGCAATTGGGAAACAGTTGTGCAGGCTATTGGACTTGTGGCACAGCCCAGTGAGGTAGTAGCGGTACAAACAATTGAAGCTCCATTGGAATGGGCCGAATTTGGTGAGTTTTACGAAGGACGTCATATCATATGGAGTTGGCGCTTTGCTGTTGAACACAGTGATGTGTTTGCTAAGAATGATAATCCAGTGGCACGACTGGAAGAACTATTTGAACAAGTTCCGGTTATAACCGGACTAGAAGAGACTGCACGTTTCATGTTGCCTATTTTTTATCCTTATGGTGCGATAAAAAACATATACTTCAAGAAAAACACGTAAACAAATAAATACTACTTGATGCTCAGGCACCACATAGGCTCACATTACGGCACACATTAAGGCACAGTTAGAAGCGTCGCATACCCACGAAAGCAGAAAATGGCCGGTACCGATATTGAAAAGAAAAGCCTAGAGGCGCACGT